TATGCAACCTCATAAAAAGCAGACATAGCAACAATGTTGCCTGTTGACAAAGTTTGCACTGGGGAATTTTGCCCCATATAGTCATTTGCACCTTGTGCCATACCTTGGAATAAATTGTTCTGAGCAATACAGTGACCATGATAAAAGTTTCCTAATATGTAGCACAGAAAATTTCCAACAGTACGAGTGCTGCTTTGAACCAATGGGTCTAATCCTGATGGTGCGGAAATAGTCCAAGCGCCTGCTGATCCGTTACTTGTTGCAGTAGCCCTTACTTGAACAAAAACTAATTTACCGATTTGACAATATTTTGCGTACTCAAGTGTTGCCGTAACTGTTGTAGCACCACCTTTTATTACTGGTGTATAACTAGTCCATGTCGCACTAGGAGCAACAGCACTACCCTGAAACACGCTGACACCTGCGCTAGTGAAATATAAAGTACCGCCAGCATTTTGCACTAGAGCCAAAGTGCTAGTAGTAGAAACTGTTGCTGTGCCAGCCGTAATCGTGCAAACACCTGCACCGATATTGAGTAGAGTCAGCGTGTCACCTGCTGCGAACAGCGAAGTGTTTACTGTGATCGTGGTAGCACTCGCAGAGTTCATCACAATTTTTGTGCCTTTATCTGCTGCTGCAAGAACGTAACTAGCAGTCTTAGTGCTTACCGTTTGGTTGTAATCGTTAGCCTGCAACGCATTAACTTGCGCTGCTGTAAGAACTTGCCCTGATGTAAATGTTTGGATAGCCATAATTGCTCCTAGTGTAACACTCTAAGTGAGTGCGTTAGTTGAGTCCATCACGCCAAAAGTTGCATCATCTAAAGTGAATGGATAAACCAGATCAGCAACAGCCAGCCCGAACTCAACAGTGTGCGAACTAGGCGAGATCACATGACGGATGTTCTCAATACTGTATTCCTTCGTGACGCTGGCAGGTGTTCCCGTTGGGTAGGTGCGTGTGATGCTCACAACATCAGCGATATCTACCCCTGTCAAAGTTGCCTGATTTCCCGAACTTAATGGGTTGTAAATTGTTTGCAACTTGTCAAACCTGTATTCGGGCAACTTGTACCTATCCAGCAGATCAGTTGCCAGCGTTAATGCCGCAGCATCATCTACCAACAACAACCCTGAAAGATTAAGCGTTGAAATCCCATATTCTGTTTGAGAGGCAACATCATTAACCGTTTGATCTGTTCCACCCTCAACAGAACACACCACCTTGTTATACAAAAACTCTTGACCGTACATAACTGACAGGCTGGTGTAAGGGATATCTGTGCCAGCATCCGAAAAGGTTGCGACAGGAGAAGCAAACGAGGCTGAAATGCGATCCGTAAAAGTTAGATCACCGTTCGCTGCAACAAAGAAATAGCCTTGCTCACTAGTAGCAACCGATTGTAGATAGGTCAAGATATTTGTGTTTGCACCGATATCAAAGGTTGCGCCACCGCCCAAAGTTGCTGAACCAGTATCAATGTCTCTAGTCGCAGGGTAACTCACTTCTGGAAGGTCAAGAATTGTGGAAACCCGTGTTCCAGACAACTCTTGTGTTGGTGTCAGTGCGTTCTCTGTGAATGTGTTTGCGAGCAGCACGAAGTCATCTGACGCTGTGATAGTCACATAACTGTTCTCACTGGTTGCGTTAGGTCTGTTCGGCTCATATGAAACATCAATATCTGTGATACGCCCTGTGAACAATGCGACACCATCAGAAAACACCGTTACTTTTCTGCGTGGTGCAACACCAGAAACACCAAGCGTGCTGTTCCAATATGGGGAACTCTCATTGATTGGGTCAAACCTGCGATCACGATTCAGCAAACGCACACTGAAAGTACCTGCGTTAAAGTTTTGCAACTGGTCAGAGCGACCCCGTGAAATAGAAAGTTCTTGCGCATAGGTAGAAACATCATCACCAGTTAAAGTGCCATCAAGAAAATCCTCATCCAATACACCAAGCACAGCATCATCAAGCGTGAACGGGTTTACAGGAAACCCCAACTCCATGAAAATCTGTATGTTCTCACCCCATGCCATTGTGGTCATGTCATGCAACCTTCAGTGGTAACGCACCATTCCTGCGTTGATACCTAGTAAGCACATCAACGATTTCATCACCAAGTTTCGCTGGATCAGTACCCATACCAGCATTGATCGTCACATTGACTGTCATGCCAGAATCCAAACGATCAAGAGGAATCACTGCTTCTGGTCCAGCCTCACCGATAAGCGCACGGGTTGGTTGCGTAACAATTCCACCCGTTGCAAAAGGCACTAATCCTCTACGGCTCATCAACTCATCAGCCTGACCTTGCGTGAGAACGCCTCTTGCAACCGCACCCATTTCAGCAACACCACGACCAATGCTTGTTGTAGATGCAAATGGTGAACCATATTTTGCTTCTGCTGCAGCACCACCAGCACCACCAACCCGTGCTAACCGTGCTTTCTCCTCTGCTTCCGCTAAACGATCAACCGCTTCTGTCTGGCGTTCAATCGCTTCAGTGACAGCATCAGTTGCATCAAGTTGTGATTTCTTTGCATCATTGAGTTTGTCTAAGGCTTCTGTGTATGCGTCACTGCCTTCTTTCGCACCATTAATAGCCTCATCTAACAATGTCTCTGCTTCAGCAAGTGCATCTGTTGCCTCAACCTGTGCCTCTGTTGCATCCTTGACAGCAAGTTTGGCTTCAGCCAATTTGATCTCTGCTTCACGAATAGCCTGCGCAGATGATTCAGGATCAAGACGAATAGCAGCAAGTTCTTTCTCAGCCTCACCAACAGCGAACACTGATTCCTCAACATCATAACCAGCACGCTCAACAGCACCCTGCGCCTTACGCAAAGCCAACTGGCGATCCTTCGCCTGCTTACTGTTCGCACCATAACCAGCAACAACCTGATTGAAATACGCTTGCGCATCAGTAAGTTTCGTGGTTGCCTCAGCAAGACTGGTGCGAGACTTCATCAACGACTTGTCAGCATCACGGGCTGCTTTCTGTGCTGAACTCATACCCTTGAGTGCATCAATATATTTCTGCAATTTCTCTTTCGCAGTCTCAACAGTTTTTCCACTACCGCTACCACCACTAAACACGGTTTCGTTGACACCATCTTTCTTGAAAGTTGCTGCAAGTGCGCTCATGCGAGAACCGTAAGCGTCAATAGATTGCTTGCTTGCACCAATTTGTTTATTGGCTTTTTCCGCAGCGTTCCCGATCACGGTAAATGCCCGATACCCAAGCATTTCAATTTCTGGAATGTTCGCTCCGAACAGATTTGCGCCCTTGATCAGCAGGTTGATTCCCTGTGCAAAACCGTTGTAAAGCATTGCAAAAGCGTTATAAATCGCTTCAATAACATTCATAAAAGATGTTTTGAGAACAAGAGCGATACCATTGATGACCTTGCGAACTATGTCAAACTTCAAATAAAGAGCAACAAGAGCAACACCCAAAGCGATCACTGCTGCAACAAATATGCCGATTGGGTTGGAAAGCAATGCGACCTTGAACAAGGTCATTGACAAAGTTGCTGCGACAGTGATCAAACGCAAAGCAACAAACGCCGATGTAAGCGCAAGGACAACATTCCCAAAGGCTCCCATGTTGGTTGTGGCTGTAAGCAGATCTCCAGCCAATATTTTGATTGCAGCACCAACACCTTTCTCGCCAATCACATCAGCAAGATTTTCTAAATAAGGAACAACCTTTTGAATGACATAGTTTGCAAACTTCTCAATATAAGGAATAAGCAATGCACCAAATCTTTCTGACACATTCTCAATAGCAACCTTCATACGATCAAAACCAGTAGCGGTGGCAGCAGCAGTACCACCAACCTGTGACTCAATCTCAGCCAGAATAAGTTTCTGCGCACCCAACACATCACCAGACTCAACAAGGGTTTTGATCTGTTCCTTTTGCTGTTCAGTGAAGTTAATACCTGCACGGCGTAGTGCAGTAATACCCTTCACGGGATCACTCAAAGCCTTACCAAGTTGAATTGCAGCACCATCAGCAGAACCAAACACATTTCCCAAGTCCTGTGCTGTAACAACAGCACGATCAAAAATGTTGTTATTCTCACCAACCTGATTCTGAATCTGCTTAAAAGTCAGCAGCAAGTTTGCGCTTTTCTGGATTAACTCATCATCCACACCAATCTGCATAGACAACTTGGTGGACATTTTTTCAACTTGCGCAGCCGTAACACCTGCAGCACCACCAGTAGCCTTAATAATTGCTTCAGTTTGCGCCATTACCTTCTGTGCGTCATATGCAGCACTAGCAAGTTTGAATCCGATAGCACCAGCAGCAACGCCAACACCAGCAGTAAGTTTTCCAACAGTCTTAAGTGCGTTGGTCATACCCTTGTCAAAAGTGCGCAAACCATAGGTCGCTTTATTCCCTGCGCCCTGAAGTGTCTGGAAATCTTTGACAGCCCGTTTAATACCCTTGCTGTCAAAAGTACTGACTATATTTACGCCAACTGCCATAGGGTTATCCGTTCAATCGCTTCTGTACTTCACCATCAATCTTACGAATTGAAACTTCAACTGCTTTCTCAATTAGTGGCAAATGTTTTTCAGTTGCAGGATACATTACACGGGAACGGTATCTGCCTTTTCGTGATTTGGTTTTCAAATGTTTATCTAAGTTTGATATGAACTTTGAACCAGCAGAAGCCATAGAGCCTTGACCGCCAGAAGTTACCGAACCTGCAGAGTCATAAACTTGTGCGCCACCATCCATCTGTTGCAAACGAACTAAACCATGCTGACCAATACCAGTTGGTTTCTTAGTACTAATTGCAACACGAACCTTTTTTCTGGCTGCGGCACCGTTATATGGAGGCAAGTTAGATTTGGTTTCAAGCCTTCCACCAGAACTATGCCAATTCAGCAAAGGTTCATCGGGGAACTCACGACCTACCGCCACAGCAGCAGGTTGTGCAGATCTTTTCAAGTCTTTCTCAATAATGTTGTATGCGTTGCGTTCATATTTCCGCAACTCAGCAAGCGTTTCACGCACGCCATATACATCAACTTTGACAGCCATAGTATGCCGATACTACTACCGTCTGCGATTAGCCCGTTCAGCCTTCTTGGTCAGATAATCCAACATGGCTTGCAACATCACATCACCCTCATCCAATAACGCTGAAGGTGCAATGCCTGTTTCACAGGCTAAATAGGCAACGATCCAGTGAGCCGAATCATCACCTAATCGGCTTTTGGGGCTTCAACTTCCTCACGGATCTCAACCGTTGTGACAGTGTTGATCCAATCAGGATCAAACTTCAAACTGGTCTTGCGTGTGCGTGTCTCACTATGCCAAGCCAACCATGCCAAGTCTGTTAAACGGATCTCTGTCTCAAAGCGTGCAACGCTGCGTGACCATGTGCGTTCAAAGGCAACGAAGTCAGCAAACACAGCATCAACATCAGACTTTGTGCCGTCATTGAACTCAACCATCAAAGCAATTTTCATTGCAGTCTCCTTCTAATTGTTTTGCTGTTTATTTATACTGTTTTGACTAGCGTTCCACCAGTAAAGGTCAACGAGGTCATTGCCAATTCACCAACAGTTGCCGATACAGGTGTATGGCTTGACAAGAATGTCCCCGAAATCGTATAGAGCGGATTGGTTGCACTAGTTGCAGCCGAACTTGCACGAACGGTAACGCTTGTTTGCTGACCGACTAGTGGGAAAATTGTTGCTTCAACATTGGCTGCAGCGAAGTCCTGCATGAACTCAATGGTGATCGTGTTGTTCTGTAAGCCACCAATGAATGAACGGTTGCCACCAAACGCCGTGACCTCAACTGATTCCACTTCATAGTTGAGTTCCACTGAGTTTGCTCTGTTGGAAAGCACAACACCATTAACAGTGATATCTGCATCTTTGAGAACTAATTGAGCCATGATTATTTTTCCTGTTCGCTTGTAACTGACTTAGAAACTTTTGCACTGACTTCAGCAAGATGACCTGCTTCAACCAACGCCTCAATGTTACACCCATCCAATGATGCGCTGTCCACTGTTTCACCCTGCTTACCAGCAGAAAAGTTGTCGCTCAATACTTTGTAACTTGTCATGTGATGTTTCCTATCCGTGAACTTCCACTTGCATTTGTATAACTAGAAACTGTGCGCCACCAGCATCAAGACTGGTTATGTCTGCACCTGACCTTACTATGAGAGTTGAGCATACGCCACCAAGCGTCTGATCTGCCTCTATCGCTGCTCGAATACTCTTAGCACCAGAATATGAAAGATAATCATCTAACTGTGCGTGCGCTGTGCGATCAAGATAACGACCCACAATCACAAAGACAGTCCAGTTCATGACAACATCACCACCGCCATAAGCCCTGTGGTATTCAATGCTGTTGATCTGTGGGTATCCAAAAGGTGGGTTCTCCTGTTCAGGCTGGTACGAGAATGTGCGCAGCCCTGTGATCGTTGCCAGTCGTGCCTGCAAGCCTGTAGCGACCTGTGAAACGGTTGCTGGCATCAGATAACCCCGAACAACACATACTGGTTCAGCAGGTCACGCACATCAGGATCAACAGCCCGAACCTGCAACGCCATATCAGCGAAACCGACAACGCCAAGTGCAGCGTTTAGACGGGCGAACTGGCGCATAGCGAGGAGCACACAAGCCTGCGACACATCAGCAGGAACAGCGTTCCAACCCCACTGTGCTGTGACCTGAACGGTTGGGAATGATGGCGTCACATATAACGGGAAGGTTTGACCGCCGACCATACGGGCATGAACATATGGGTATCCACGAAGCGCAGCATCAGTAGGTTCAAGGATGTAATCAACGCCCTGTGTGAGCGTGGTTGCATAAGTGCCGTTTGCTGTTGTATCAATCTTGATCGTCACCGTGCTGGTTGCCAAATCTTGTGGCATACGCAATAGGTATTCGTTGATTGGGTAAATGTTGATTGCTGTTGATGTGGACTTGTAAAAGAACCTGCCACAATAACCATCAATGCGCCTAGACGCAGATTCAATAGCCTTCTCCAGTAGCCCATCATCCACATTGTCTGTGAGCCTGAGCGCAGACTTCACATCCTGCAAACTGCAGTAACCGTTCACGATTGGCATGAGTTACGCCTTGCGCTTAGGTGCAGCCTTGCGTGTAGCACGCTCTGCTACAGGTTCAACAGCAGCCGTTTCAACTTCTGCCACCTTGCTTTTATATCCAAGCGCAGTAAGCGCATCATCACAGGCTTTGACACGATCCTTCAAACCTCTGCGGACATAGCCTTCACGCTCAAAAAGTAGTGCATCAATTTGTTTGTTCATGCTGCAAATCATACACAATAGAAAAAGAAAGACCCCCAACACCGTTCAAGATGCTGGAGGTCTTTCGGTCTAATCCGAAATGTAGGTATCGGCTTTAGAAGGTTGGTGTTACCAATCCAGTGCCACCAATCAATGCAAACGCATTTGGGTAACGGTTTGCAGTGAACGCACTGTAACCGTACACAATCATCTGCACATCAAGTTCAGCACCCTTTGGTTGCTCAAAGCGCAACATCATTGGTGAACCATCACCCTGTTCCCACAAGTGGGCTTCTTGGGTGTTACCGATGATGATGACATCCTCGTTAGAACCTGCACCGTTGGTTGTGATCACATTGGCATCCGTGATTACTGGCAAGCCTGCAATCGTGTAGCCACTGTTTCCATAAACAACCGATCCTGAACCAGTCGCAAATGCGTTGGTAGGACCATTTGCGGTTGGTACTGCCAATGGGCGGTTTGCTGAGTCCACTGCTGCAAGGATGTAAGCCAAACGGCGTGGGTGCATCAAAATGAAGTTTGGTCCACCGAAGTAGTTGGTCTGAATTCGCTGTACACCATCCAAAATCTTTGGATACAGTTCTGCAACTGTTGGTGAAGCGTCAGTGTAGGTGACAACCTGCGTGATCACATTGGTTAGTGATGTTGCGCTGGTGGTTACAAACAACGAATCAAGGTTGGTGTTGTATGCAGAAACGAGATCTGCCATCACCAATGAATCAATGCCTGTGCCACGCTCAAGAGCCTGACGGCTCACATTCTGCTGACCAGCAACAGTGACTACCGAAACATCAAGTTTGGTGTCATCCATGTTGGTTTCAGAAACTGCTGCACCTTCAGTTTGTACTGCAGTGCTTGAACCAGTGGTTACCTTGCTGATGCTGATAACTAAACCAGAATCAGGAAGTTGATGCTTGCGTGCCACTTCCAAGAATGGTCTGCCTGCACGGGCGAACGGTGCTGCCAATTCAGTGAGGAACTGTGGAACAACCAAACCAGCAAAGTTTGCGCTGGTCACATCACGGCGTTCAATCTTTTCCTCTTGCATGTGACGAGCAAGACGATCCTTTGCAGCGAAGTCGTTGTTGAACTGTGCAGCGTAAGCGTCAGCAACAAACGAAACTTCAGCCTTCGGGCTGTAGGTGCGTGCTTCTGACTTAACTACTGCTGGTGCAGCAACTGCATCAAACTTCTTTTCCTTGCGGAGTTCTGCAGCCTCAGCCGAACGCTTTTCAAGTTCGCTGTGGGTTGCGATCTGCTCGTCCAATGAACGAACCTCGTCAAGTGCTGCAACGATTTCTGCGTCTTGTTCTGGGGTGAGTTCACGGGCTTCTGTTTGTGCTGCTGCAACAATGGCATCTGCCTTTGCAAGCGCAGCATCACGCTTTTCAATAAGTGATTTACTAAATGACATAATGACCTCCAAGATCATCTGATTTGAATGTGTGTTTTCCTTTCA